CTTTGAAAAACCAATTGTATATGATCTTACAACAGAGAATCATCACTTTCAGGCTGGTCCTGAAGGATTAATTGTACACAATACAGATTCTGTCTTCATCTCGTTCAACCCGAAAGATCCTACAACAGGAGAGTTCTTGCATGGGGATGCAGCCTTAGCAGCAGCCAAATCTCTAACGGAAGAGGCTGGAAAAATAGTGACGGGATGTTTACGGGCGCCGCATGACTTTGAATTTGATAAAATCTTTCGCACCTTCTGTCTTCTGAGCAAAAAGAGATATGTGGGGGATATGAGTGAAGGTGATTTGGATGATTTCCATCGCAAGGCGATGGGAATTGTGATGAAGCGTCGTGACAATGCTCCCATAGTAAAATATATTTATGGAGGTGTGATTGATCGCATCTTGGATCCTACTCTAACAGATTCTACAGCGGGTGTTCGTTCGGCCTTTGCCTTTGTGCAAGAAACGGCCAAAGCCTTGTTGCAGGAGAAACTTCCCATGAGCAAATTGACTATTACAAAATCCTTGAAATCAGAATACAAATTGGTTCCAGCACACAAGATGTTGGCCAATCGAATTGCAGAACGAGACCCAGGCAATGCACCGTCTACCACGGAGCGGATTCCCTTTGTCTACATTCTCCCCCCTCCTGGCGAGGCTCCTTCAAAATTGCAAGGAGATCGAATTGAGACGCCCTCTTACATCAAAGAAAAGAAACTAAAGATTGATTATCCCTTTTATATAACCAATCAAATTGCAAAACCTGTTGCACAGGTCTTTGGATTGGAGGTAGAAAAGTTACCTGGTGTCACCAAAGCAGCTCTTGCTGCTACGGTCAAAGCGAAAGATCCAGTCGCAGCGCGAGAAGCGTTAGCTGAATCTCTTCTCTTTGGAAAACTTCTGGTAGAGGCCTCACGAGCTCCTGAAACAATGGAACGACGCGGACAAAAATCCATTCTGAGTTTCTTAAAATAGATTCTTATAAAATTGAAAACTATTTTTAAATATTATGGTATATTTATAATATACCATGATATCCTTTACAGAAACTATTCTTATAATTCTCTGTATAGGAGTTCTTCTCTTTCTCTTCACTCTTACATCGTACTCCTGTCGAGTCAATGTAATGGGAGAAAAGAAGAGTATACCGGCACGATATGGAATTGATTATGTTGCAATTGCCATTAAAAATTATTTCTCTCCTCAAACTCCTACACTTGTTACAACAGAACAGGAGTTTGAAACCTACAAACAATCCTATGGAAGGGAGGGATTACGATATCGAAAAGAGGGAGGAGCGGTTTCTCCTCAAGTTGAAATGAATGATAAATTTAAGTTTCTTTAATGTTAGGAATGTGAGGGAGCCTCTCGAATGTCGATACGGCAAACGGGGCATTTTACACTTGTTTCAAACCACCGATCAATACATTTTTTATGATACAGATGTCCACACGATTCAATTTCTCTCCACTCTGTTGTACTTTCTGGACAGACATGATCTTGACAAATTGTGCAAATAGCAGTATCTTCCACTTCTGTATGAGGAGTAATGGAAGTAGCGCGACTAATTTGTTCAGGGGTTGGACGAACTACGACAGGTTCCAGCTCCTCTAACACGGAAAGAAGTTCATGGAGTCCATCTCTTCGACTAGGTTGTAAAAAAGCAATCACATATTGAAGTGGATCCATCGAATAAAGTGTCTGATATTCTAAACTTCCTTGCATGTAACGAATGGGAAAAAGGGTGCGCGTTTGATTTCGAATGTATTGAAATTCTGGAGAAAGAGTTCCTTCTCGATACAGTAGATCTGGAAATAAATTGTGGAGATCATCTAACAATGCATATCCATAGTGTCGCCGATATCGATCCATTTGTATAGTGTAGGGTGAATTTGTTTAAGGTGATATTTTGAAACGTTTAAAATATACCGCCAAGTATTACATGCGACTTCTTGTCTTTCTCCCCTTTTTTAGTTTATAAGATCTCCTTGATTTTCGTCGCCCACCTCCTTTATTACTTTTTGATCCAATAAATTCATCTACCTTCATCCATTCAACACCCTTTGCAGTTGAAGATTCTTTAAATTTTTGTGTAGAACCAATAAATAGATCACGTGGTGCTCCAACTCCTTCAAGATTCACAACAGAAGATGCATCCTCTAGTAAAATAACTGGTAAAGATGATCCTTTATCTGTTTTATGAGCAACCAAATCATTTGTTGACCACTTAACACAATGAGAAAGGGCTTCACCACAAACAACAATTGGTAAATTGTGACGTACTAAAGACTCATAAAGAGATTCATTAAAATCAGTTTTAAGATTTGCATGATCTTCTTTGTCTGATGTGGGCGTACCAATTTTACTATCGGTTGACGTTTCGTATTTTCCACGATATAAGGTCTGAAGAGAGTCTGGTGCATTTCCTTCCACTGGTAGCTCTGCCTTAAAAATACTGTACATTTCAGTCGCCTCATTTTGTCCCTTTACATGATATTCGACTGGAATACCCTTGCCTGATAGTGTATCGAGTGCTTCTTTTAGTGGAGGATAGACCTTGTGGCCTTCTGAATTTTCAAGGCAGTGATAGGGCCAAATACAGGGAGAGAACTTTTCACCACCATTCACACCATTTGTTAGAGCTGTCACATATGTTACAACCCATTTTTTTAGTTCCTCATCTTTTGCAGGATCCCCTGTGGATGTAGGTTCATAAAAAGTATTTATACCATTTGTAGCAACTGCAACCTGACCATCAACTACAATAAAACTTGATGCAATTCCGGGAGGACTCCCGCCAGGGTTGCCAACGGGTTGCCAGAATCCTTGATGACCAATATGAGTTGGTGTATGAGTATCAAGCGATACGTAGACAGCTTTTGGTGGCTTTGCTGCAATAAGTTTAATAATATTTTCTGAATCAGATTTACCGCCTTTTCCACCAATTTCAGCAACACCGTATACACCTAAATTACCACCTTCGTGAAAATCGATTTGAGGATCAATGATAAGAAGAACATATTCACCTGCCATTTTCTATTTAATATATATAAAAATATTTAGTCCTTTTTCTAAAAATTATGCCCCTCTATCGTTAAAAATTGCTAGGATAGGTGGGTTCCTCCTATCCAACGAAATTATGTAACAGTAATCTTAGTCGATGGTGCAAAGCACCACCAACTAAGATTATCGTTAAAAATTGATGCCCTAAAGCTCTTTAAACAATATAGATTATATACAATGTCCCATACCATGGAGAAAGTAGGAATACAAAATATTGGAAACACTTGTTTTATGAATGCAGTGCTCCAAGCCATGCTTCATACACCGATTCTTTGGACTCATTTCTGGAAACCCTTTGTTCATTACAATAAGAAGGGTGAAGCAATTGCGAAGGAACTGCATGATGTATTTACAATGGCCTTGACAGCCAAGCCGCAAACTGTGCGATTTCGTGGAGAGATTCTTTCGATTCGACCTGATAAATTTGTGGATGCATTTGAAGCCTCTGTAAAGGGGCATCGAAACATACATTATCGCCGTGGGATTCAATTGTGTTCAGCGGAAGTCTCACGCTATTTATTGGATGCACTTCATTCATATATTTCGACTCGATTTATTATGGAAATTACGCCTGGATCCGGTGATTCAGCAATTATTACACGGCAGACGCATTCATTGGAAGCCTTCATAAAGCAATATACTTCCACAGAAACGGTAGAAAAAGGATTTTCAGAGATTGCAGAAAAATGTCATGGACAGAGCCAGATTATTACAATTTGTACAAATTGTAAAACAGTAAGTTCTGAAAATTATGAATCGTGGGAGATGCTTCCCCTTTCTATTCCAGGATCGGATACTCATGGAGCCTCCGCCCCATCCCTGTTAGACTGCATTGCGGATCAATTTAATGATGAACTTGTCGATGATTATTATTGTGACAAGTGTAAATTTCGTGACAATGTGTATGAAGCTTGTGTAAAAGCACATGCTCCTCGCAACGGCAAGTGTTGCCGCGATTGCTACAAATTAGCGACCGGTATTAAGCGCAACCGAATTTCACGATTTCCTGAATATATTAGCATTGAATTAAAACGATATATGATAAATCCAGTAACAGGGAGAAGTCACAAAGTCACGGGAGGGATTCGATGGAATTTGGAAGATCTAAATCTTGAACCTTATTCTGCCTTTCATGAATCTCCGTTCAAAACACTTCCTCCCCGCTACAGAACCTATGCGGTGATTGAACATCAGGGACGAACTCCCGACAGCGGTCATTATTTTGCTCGAGTTCGTCAAGGAGATAAATGGTTTGAATATAACGATGATATCCCTGCTGAAGAAATTCTAGAGGAAGATATTATCACTAATAATTCCTATATTATTTATGCTACTTCAGATCCTAGATATGATTCTTTCTTTACAACAGAGCTTCCTGCTTATAAAGCGGCTCTTGTTGGACCTACCAGTGGGGTTGCTCCTCCCTAATGCTTCTTCCTAAAAGCGATCTACTTTTAGGAAGAAGCGAATGCTTCTTCCTAAAAGCGAAGTACTTTACAGGAGATGAATTCAGTTGCAACCAATGTAAAAAATGTTGCAAATTTTGCAATTGCAAATGTACGAAATTCAGTAGCACCTGAACAACGAACATCCTCTTTTTATTATATTTTAATTATTTCGATGTTTCTTGTACTTGGATTGATTACTTATTTTTATGTTCCACTCAAAGCATTTTTAGAGAATACTGTTTATAGTGTGAAGCATATGTTATTTCCATCTCCAGTTATTCCTCCCGAAGAAAGTCCCAAACCATTATTGCCAGAGGAACGTCCATCCGGTCAACCAGGTGCCACTCCTACAGATCCTCTTACCCAAGTCGGATCTCAAATTCCAAAGCGAGAAGAAGTCTTTCATATTCACAAAAACATCTATACTTATTCGGATGCTGCTGCGGTTTGTAGGGCCTTTGGAGCTGATTTAGCCACAGAATCACAGGTAAACGATGCTTACAAGAAGGGAGCTGATTGGTGCAGTTATGGATGGATCAAGGGTCAACAGGCTGTCTTTCCTACTCAACAATCAACCTATGATTCACTCCAGAAGGGACCTGCACAACAACGTGACTCCTGTGGAAAGGTGGGATTAAATGGAGGCTACTTTGACAATCCCGACTTACGGTTTGGTGTCACCTGTTACGGAATGAAACCCGATTCTTCTGCTACCAATGCCCTTACTAATAATGAACTAGAATTACCACCTTCTACTGAAGAGATTGAATTTGAAAAAAAAGTGCAGAAGTTTCGTGAACAGTTGGATACAACGACTGTCGACCCTTGGAATCGATCTCTCTGGAGTTCGTCCTAAACATCTCTTCATAAACTATGTAAAATGGACTATGCAGGAGCTGGAGTGTTATTTACAAATAGGCAAGTTGCCTTGGCTGGATATCATCAGTATAAAACATGTTTATCAGGAATTGGAGGAAAACGAGAAGCCTCCGATCGAACGCCTCAGGAAACTGCGTTTCGAGAGGCGTTAGAAGAATTATTTAGTCTATCTGTTGTTCCTTCTACTATTCTAAAACAACTGTGTGAAGTATTTTCAACTCCGGATCCTATCTTAGTTTCTTCAAACTATATTGTCTATGTTTATTCATTTGCCGATCTTACACACCTCTTACATCTCTGTAAGATGTTTGGATTGGTAAGTCCTGTCTATTTATCTTTTCCCGAGACAATCGAGGATCTTCTGTTTCAACGAATTCAGGGAGCGGGAGAAGTGTCTCACTTAGCAATTGTTCCGGTGGTAAAAGTACCTCCCGTACTAGAATCCTTCTTTCAACGCGATTTAGAAAAGATCAGGATAGAATAGAAATGGGATCTGGTAATTCAACTGCAGCATCTATGATGCCAAATCTTATGAATCCATTTCCTGCTGCAAATGCTGCTGCACCTGCTGCTA